GGCTGGCGACCGAATTGGCATCGTTTTCAACAACGTGCAGGCGATCCATGAAGTGACGGAAAATGATGGCGAGCCTTGCTGCCTTGTTGTGATGGCAGGGCGGACTTATTTCATCGCCGGATCATACGAGAATATCATCAAGAGCATCGGATGAGTGAAGCCGAAGATCTTCAGGCTTACATTCGCGAAAACTACGGCACTTGCAACAACGAGAAGGGCTGCAGCTGTCGCACTAAGATCTGGCTGGGGACGCTTTGTCCTTTTTGGATTCCCGTGGCCGCGAAGGACTGGGCCACATTCATGACAGGAGCTAAGACCGCCCATGCGCTCAGAAAAAGAAGTGAAGGAAAAGATTGAAGCAACCAAAAGCCTTATGGCTAACGCTAAAGCGCAAGGCATGCGGTCGTTGGCTAATGTTTATGCCGAAACAGTTGAAGCGCTCGAATGGGTTTTGACAGAGCCGAATCCAGAGCCATTGACGCCGATCGAGTTGAAGGAATTGCGCGCGCTTTTGGCCGAGCATCGGAAGCAGAGGCGCGCCAGCCTCGGTCAAGCGCCAATGGGTGCGTCATGAAGATCTTCATCATTCAGTTGTGGGTGATGTTCGGCGTTTGGCTTTTGCTTGACATCATCCTTTATTCCAACTCGCAAGAAATCTTCAACCGCAACATGACCTGCAATGCGCACTGCGCAATCTTCCTCGTGTTCGCGACCTTGCTGGCGCTGGTGAATAAATGGATGGGGTGGTGAGATGAATGAATGGATCCTGATTTTCTGGCTTTGGCTGAACAAGGGCGGCGGAACAGCAGTAATCGAGTTCCCAACTCAAAATGCTTGCCGTAATGCGGGCGAAAAGATTCTGGCCGCGCACAAACCGGCGCAATACATCTGCGTGCCGAGGAATGTCTGAGCAATGCACGCTGAAAATAACTACAAGCAATTCCCAGCTTTAGCCGCTTACATCGACCGGGTCGGAGCGGAAGAAATTTCGTTCAAGACCTTCATGGTCAAGATCTACAAGAACCATTACTATGATGAAAGGTGCATGATCCGCATCGACACCGATGAGCGGACCATCTCCTGCACCCACGAGGAATACGCGCCCTCCGACGCCGAAGAAATCGCGATCCTCAATGAGCTCGCGAACCGCGTGTTCCCGACCGCCATCGGCGCGGATGACGTTTCCGGGTTGATCAAGGCCATCCAGATGAAGGGCGGCAAGGTTGACAAGCGCGACCTCTTTGAGCTCTGGAATCGGCGTTCCGGCAAGATCATCATGGTGCAGCGCCGCTTCATCAATGATGAAGGGAAAAAGGAATACCATCCTTGGACGCTTTTCAATGATGGTATCTGGCGGCAACTGGAGCCGGGCGGCGCTTTGCCGTTCTGGAAGCCACGCAAGAAGCTTTCCGCACACATTATGGTCCACGAAGGCGCCAAGGCCGCGCAATTTTGCGAATGGCTGGTCCGCAGCAAGGAGCTTGAAGCCCATGAAGCCCGCAAAGCCCACCCATGGGCCGCTGAGTTGGAAAAATACGAACATTGGGGAATTATTGGCGGCGCACTCGCTCCTCATCGAGCCGATTACCGCGAACTATCCGATGAGCGACCTGCTGAAGTGGTCTACGCCGCTGATAACGATGATCCGGGCCGACGGGTGCTTAATACGTTCTCTAAGAAGTTCGAAGGGCAGCTGAAGTGGATTAAGTTCGATTCCCGTTGGCCGATAGCTTGGGATCTCGCGGACCCGATGCCGGAAAAGTTCTTCGTGCAGCATGCGGATGATCCGGAAGTGATGCATTATCGCGGCCCGACGATGAATTCTCTTTTGAGACCAGCGACTTATGCCACGGAATTGGTTCCTAACCCAGCTGGTGTGGGCAGGCCGATTGTCGTTTTGCGTTCGGCTTTCGCCGAGGAATGGTATCATTCAGTTCAGCCGGAATTGTTCGTGCACCGCGACCATCCGGCACAATTGTATACGGCGGCTGAATTCAATAGCGAGATCGCCCCATTCAGCCAGACGGATGATCTGGCGCGGCTGGTCCGCAAGGACGCTGCCAACAAGATGCGCACGGTCTATTACGCGCCCAATGTGCCTTCCGGCTTGAGCGGAAGCGTCGATCGTGGCCAGTTCATTAACACTTATTATCCCGGCCCGATCCGGCCGCTGAAGGGCGACCCGCAGCCTTGGCTGGATTATATGACGCATCTGGTTCCGGAAGAAAATGACCGCCATGAGGTATTGCGTTGGTGCGCAACGCTGATCGCGCGGAGTGCGGTGAAGATGGCTTATGGCCTTTTGCTTGTGAGCGAGAATCAAGGCGTCGGAAAAGAACAACCTCTAACTGCGAAAATCTTGACGCCGGAAGGTTTCCGGCTGATGAAGGACATCAAAAAGGGGGACATCATCTGTTCTGCCAGGGGCGGAATCCAATCCGTTACTGGAGTTTATCCGCAAGGAGTCAAGCCAGTTTACCGTTTCACTTTCTCTGATGGTTCAAAAGTGGAATGCGGATTGGAGCACAACTGGTTAGTTTCCAAGGCTGGCAGCAAGAAGTGGGAAGTCAAGACCACAGCGCAGTTATTGCAAATTCGGGGGCGCCGATACATTCCAAGATGCGAGGCGGCGCAGTTTTATGGCAATAAGCAACTTTCCATTCCGCCTTATGTTCTTGGCGCTTGCATTGGCGATGGACATCTTGCTCGCTCAACTGTTATTTCTATCCCAAACAGCAAATTGGAAATTCTTGCGAGATGCAGAGAATTGTTGCGCGGCAAATATGAAATCCGATTGCCATTGAGTGGGAGGAAAAGAAGTTGTCCGCAATACGTTATCAGCGCTGTTGGCGGCACAGAAACGATGCCGTCGTTGATTCGAGCGATAGGATTAAATGTGAAAAGTAAGGATCGCTTTTTGCCAGAGCAATATAAGTTCGCGTCGTTCGACGATCGGCTTGAACTTTTGCGTGGATTGATGGACACCGACGGCAGCGCGGTTGCTGGCAGAACAAGCTTTTCGACCGCTTCTGCTCGATTGGCGCAAGATGTTTCCGATTTGGTCCGTTCACTTGGCGGGAGCGCTGTCGTGGCCAACTACGGCCGCAAAAAGGGCAGACCTTTGAACCATTCTGACCAATGGCGAGTCAGAATAAGAATGAATCATTGCCCATTTCACTTGGAGCAGAAGCGGCTCAGTTGGAAGCCTTTAGCCGGTAACTATGGGTTGAGGATTGATAAAATTGAGTATGTTGGAGAAGAGGCGCAACAATGCATTGCCGTTTCTTCTGCCGAAAAGCTTTATGTCACCGACAACTTCAAGGTCACGCACAATACCACGCTGGGAGAGCGCATTCTGGCGCCGCTGGTGGGGCTCGAAAACACTTCATTCCCTACTGAATCGGACATTGTTGATTCGCAGTTCAACGCATGGATCTCCCACAAGCGCCTCAGCGTCATCAACGAGATCTACGCAGGCAATTCAAGCAAGGCTTACAACCGGCTGAAATCGATCATCACTGATAAATATGTGACGGTGAATAAAAAGCATCAGTCAACCTACGAACTGGAAAACTGGACGCACATCTTCGCCTGTTCCAACTCGATGCGCGCGCTGCGCATTTCAATGGAGGATCGCCGTTGGCTTGTGCCGAAGGTGACGGAAGAAGCGCAAGGTCACGCCTATTGGGTGAAGTTCAACAATTGGCTGGAGAATGGCGGGCTGGAAATAATCAAGTGGTGGTCGGAAGAATGGCTCAAGACCAATAAGCAGGTGTTCCCCGGCGAAACGGCTCCAAACACCCAAGCCAAGCGCGACTTGATCGAGGATAGCTTTTCGGCCGGGCAGTCAATCGCCAAGATGCTTTTGGAAGCGATGTGGAAGGCTTCAAGGTCCAAGGCGGAAGAGTATTTCACCACCGACGCGCTCATCGTTCGGGAGATCAAGGAGCGACTTTATGATGGAAGAAATGCCCCAACTTTGGAGAAGGTTGGGACCATTCGGCGCATTGCAACCGACATGGGGCTGGCCATCGGGAACGACCGGTCGAGGGAGTTCTCGAGTGACGGGGCGAAGGGGCGGCTCATCGCGACCAGCGGGTCGCTCGCGGGGCGTTTTCAGGAGAGGATGAAGGCCGAAGGCCTAAAGCCGTTCGATTTCAGTGGGATAGGGAAGAGTCTTTGAACTTTGGTTTGCCGGCCCACCGGCCCATTTTAACAAACTTTTCCTCTCTTGCAGAAATAATTAATCGAAACAAGAATAATTATTTAGCGACTAGGGCGAAAAGCCCTTAAAATGGGCCGATGGGCCGGACGAAACTTTTTGAGAATTCTCATTTGGATTCCCAAATCGGAATCTATCACTATTCGACGAAATTGGCTGTGTGAGGATGATGTGAAGCAGATCGAATCAGAAGCCGGGCTGAGGGAGTGGCTGCGTCGCAGCTGGCTGGCAGACCTTTGGGGACCGCTGATCTGGGTTGAGGCGGCGCGCGGCGGAACGGTGGGAGCGCCCGATGTGTTGGTTCCTGTGCCCGGTTCTGGGTTCGTGCCTGTGGAGTTGAAATTCTGGCTAAGACGAGACAATAAGGAACAGCCGTGGCGCGCGCCGATTCCAGTTCATATGCGCCCGGCTCAGAGGCGCCTGCATTCGCTGATTGGCGCCAGTGGTCATCGTTCCGTCGTTTTGGCTTATGTCGGCTTTGGTGAGATTGGCATCGTTGAAGGTTGGCGCATTGCGCGAGACCTGAATCCAGCGCTGATTCACCGAAGAAATCTTGACGTCAATGAGTTCCGCAACTTGTTGCTCTTGGCCCTGTTCTGGAAGGATGAAAACTATGCAGCAATGGCACGCTCTGCGAATCCTCAGCAACTCCGAAAAGTCAATCGCAAGCGAGTTGTCCGATCTAAAGGTTTGTGATTGTTATTATCCGAAGAAGACTATTTGGCGCAAGGTTCATGGCGCGCGTCGCAAGAAGATTGGCGCCAGCCGGGAAAAGATTCAGATTGCGCTGATTAAGGGCTATTTGTTTGTCCGGGTGGATTTGAATGAAACAGGGACAGAATTCTGGCGCCGCGTGCGGAATGTGTTTGGTTGGGTTGCTGTGAATGGTAAGCCATTGGCGATTGTCGGGAATCAAATTGAAAGGCTTATGGCGGCGGAAGAATGTGGCGACACAGACGAAACACAAAAGATTCTGAAAGATTTGCGCGCGTTGATTGGCTGCGCATTCCTGATGAATGATGGATTGTTGGAAGGTTACAAAGTGATAGTTAATGCGGCTGATGAGAATGACATTTCCGTCTCAGTAATGAACTCAGACATGCGCGCTAAATTGCCGGTTGACTTTTTCGTGAAAAACTCTCATAAACTCCAGCTGGACGAGCGGGAAAACAACTGTGTGCGTTAATTCGCGCCGACCGCCCCAGAGATTTTCGCTCAGTTGCGGATTTCTCATGATGGTAGGATTTTGCCTCTCGTCCAAATCCTAAAAACGCGCGCGCGATCAACCCGGTTGCCCAACCCCACGCAAAAGTCTGAGTGCCATGACTGAATCGTTGATTGACCGTTTAAGCGGTACAAAGTACGGCAGCACTTTCACGCTCGGTGGCATCAATGCCATTTTTGACGGCAATAAGATCGCCAACAACCCACAATTCGGCGCTTATGTTAATGGCGCCTCTTCAGCTTGGTTCGCTGTGCATTGGCCAGTCGGCAAGGTGTTCAGCCGCGCGAAGGTGTATGGTTGGAATGATCGAGGCTTTTGCGACAATCAAACTTCAGCGCCTGTCACGATATCCTATTACGGCAAGAACGGCACGTTTAATTCTGGCAACGATGGAACGCTGCTAGGCGCCACAACATTCAACGATACCAATGATGAAAGTGCTGGTCGAACTGTCAACAGCAACGGCGACACCAATGCTTATACTGATTGGGCCTGTGTCGTCACGATCAATGGGACTGGCGTTTGCATCGCTGAAGCTGAGCATTGGGAATTGACAGACGGCACGCCTCCAACGCCGCCAACCAATCCCGGTGAACCGCTCGACATCTATTTGATGTGGGGCCAGAGCCATCGGCGCGGCGACGCCGCCATTCAAGATCAAAGTGCATATCTCAACCGGTCTCGCGTCATGACCTGCCTGCCCGGTACGGCGAATTGGATTGCCGCTGCAGATCCGCTTTCGGTTCAAGGCTCATCGCCATTCGAGACCGGGCTCATGGGATCATCGCTGCAATTCGCGAATGAGATTTCAAAGTTGCGGCCGCACCGAAAAGTCGGCGTCTTAGTTCGCGCCAAAGGCAATCAGCCGATATCGCAGTTCATTCCCGGCTCAACGCTTTTCAATGCGATGGTTGCTGATACGCAAGCCGCATTGGCTGCTGCGCCGACCGGCAGTCGAATAGCAGGCATGGCATCTTGGCAGGGCGAGAGTGACAATGGCTCGCCTTCCGGCTGGAATGCTGCTCGATTGTCGATCGCGAATGCGTTGCGCTCCACCTTCGCCTTACCTGATTTGCCAGACGTCCTTGTTTGTTGCGATAGCCGATGGACCGGTATCCTTGCTGAACAGCTTGCTATGGGACTGCCAAAGAATATGGCGCGCGTCCGCATCGACGATCAGCCAGTGCCGAATGTCGGTGACATCCAAGACCCAGCAGTTTATCGCGTTGTCGGTAGGCGCGAGGCTTGGGCTATGGCAGCAATGGTTTGTGATTGAATTGTTGTCTGGAGTGATTGAATGAAGATTGAATATCGCCCGTTGTCTTGGTTCGATGATTGCGCGCGGTTCTATATTAGCCCAACAACTCCAGAAGATTTCTTCATTCATGATCCAATGACCACAATGACGGTTGGCGAGTTTGATTGGCGATTCAGGTCTGATTGGCATTCGCGCTATTTTTGTCGAAGACTGAAGATTGCGCGAGAAAAGTTGAAGCAATGAAGATTGCAATCATCTTAGCGTTGCTAGCTCTTTCATCCTGCCAAGCTTACCGCGACCTGCGTGATGCGTATCCGAGGATGGTTGCGAATGACTGAAAATATGCGCAAGGCGCTCGACGCGCTGCAAAAGCTTTACGACAATTACTGTTTGACCAGCCGCCCAACGAAAGCGTTTCTGAATGAGTCTGCTGCCAACCGTTAAAGTTCCGACCGGCTTCGACTATCAGTGGGTTGCGCTCGCTGTCAATGGCCACGAAAAGATGGGCGACTATCAGCGCATGCGTGAAGGCGGTTGGCGCCCGGTGCCTTACTCACGTCATCCGGAAGTTGACGAGCGATGCCGGCAGCTGGTCATCAATGGACCGAATGAAGGCGAGCAGCGCATTGTCGCTGGCGGCTTGATCCTCGTCGAACGGCCAAAGATCTTGACCACGCAGAGCCGGGCCATCGACAAGATTGCAGCAGACAAACAGATCGCGCCTTTCATCCGGCGCGCTGCGCCACAACGCAAGCTGCCTTCAACCAACGCTTTGCATTGGTGGCCGCGTTTGAAGTTCCAGTTGCGGCGCCCGGCCGTTTGGGCTATTGGAGCGATTTGGCGCTGGTTGCGCAAATAGGTCCGGAACGGACCAATTTAACTCATTGATCTGCCTGCAAGAATAAAAACAAAAATAGTTGTTGCTTTTCTTTTTGAGTTCAGGCATAATGTTAGCATTGGAAAGGGGAACTTCCGATGAGTAGCGCAACCAAAGCCCACTTCTTCTCGCCCGAACTTTACACCGGCGACGAACTTGAATACTCGACCTGTTCCGTCACCTACGCGAACCTGCGTAATTGGTTCGGCCGCTTCCGCTGCAATGAAAGCTTCTGGCTCATTCCGGGCACCCACGTCGAGGCTGGCGTGACTTTCGAAGCTGAGTGAAAGGGGGAAAGCAGATGATTACTTTGCAACAAGCGCGTGAAGTTGCGCATGGCGACCAATTGCGGCAGTCGGACATCGATGATTTGAACCGATTGCACCTTCCCAGCGATGCCAAGCGGCTGCAGCTTGCAGCCCTTTGGGCTTACGACTATTATCGAGAGAGCTATATTGACGCGCTTGCGCACAACGACTTCTGCGCTCGGGCTTATGGGAGCGACGCATGAAGATCATCCGCCTGCCCGCGTCCATGAGCCTGCTTGAGATCGACCGGCGGCTCGCGCAGCAAAGCTTTAAGCTGGTGCGGTTCATCGTTGGCCGCGAAGCCAAGAAGCGCAATGGCATCACCACTCGACCCGAGCGTGCCCACGCTTTGATCGTTCAGCCGACCGGGTAGATCGTTCCCCCGCTCAATACTGGTCAGGCGACCAAAGGCCACTGGAGGCAACTCCGGTGGCCTTTGTATTAGGAGCCGCGCGGCGCGCGCCGATTAACTCCGGCCTCCGATCGGCGCGACAGATTCGTCTCGCGGCTCCACCCCAATCAATTGAGTGAGTTGAAATGCGCAACGGCAAAGTGAAATGGTTTGACGACGACAAGGGCTATGGCTTCATCGTTCCGGATGACGGCTCGCGTGATGTGTTCGTTCATAAGCGTGACCTGATCGCCTGCGGCGTCAAGGACACCAAGGCAGCGATGAAAGACGGGCGCGCAGTGCGGTTCCGCGATGAGGACAACCCACGCACCACTGGCGGCAAGATCGCGAAGCACGTTGAGTTCGCCGACTGATGGATTCCATCATGATCGCCTTGCCAGCGTACAAGGGCAATTGCACAGCCGCCACGGCGGTCTCCGTTTCTTACACTGTTGGGACGCTGGTGGCGAAGGGCCTCAACCCGAATGTCTCAACGCTCTCGATGCCTTCCATCACCTTGCTGCGCAACTTGTTCCTTTCGGTCTGGCACGAAAAGACCGACTACAAATACCTGCTGTTCGTGGACGACGACATGGAGTTCGCGCCCGACCTTGTGCCATCGATGATCGACTTGGATGAACCGGTGGTTGGCGCGATCTATCCGTACAAGGCTTATCCAATTCGGTTCGTGTTCAAAGGCAACTTGGCGCCGGACAAGCGCATTGAGCATCCGCGCGACAAGCGCTTTGTTCAAGCCGACGGCATCGGCTTCGGTTGCACCCTCATTCGTCGCGACGCGATTGACAAGATGCTGGAAGCCGGATTGCCGTTCCGCACTGAGTCGATCGAGAAGCTCGGCATCAGCGAAAGTCTAAAGTCGGTCGGCGGTCTGAAGCGCTTCATCTGCGCGTTCGATTCGATCATTGCCGATGATGGCATTCCGATCAGCGAGGATCTCAGCTTCTGCAAGCGCTGGCATCAGGTCGGCGGCAAGGTCTGGGCGGCGCAGGGCTGGGAGATTGGCCACGTTGGCCCGCATGTCTGGCGCGGACAGTTCGATCAGTTCGGCATTGAGGATGGCAAGGTCGTCGTGAAGTGATCCGCTTCATCGCCTTCACGCTAATTGCTTGGGTTGGCACGGCGTTCGCTTATCCACTGGTGCCGATCGCCGTGGCTCAAGCTGATGAAGATGGCCGCTTGCCGCATTGGGCGCGGTGGCTTGAAACGCCGGACGCACTGGGTTGGGGTGCCGGCATTTACGAACCTGTCATCAAGCGCATCTATGACAAGTACGGCCGTGAAAAGGCGCTCGTCGTTTGGCTATGGCGCAACCCGGCTTATCGCTTGAAGTTCTGGATGGGCATGAACGTCGAAGGCTTCGACTATTCGCAGGTTGCGTTCACTTCGTCCGGCGCTTATGATCCACCGAAGTGGGGCTTCAGCCTTTGGCGCGCGACGGCGCTTTACGCAGGGCGCACGTATTTCGACGTTCGGCCTCAGCTGAGTCTTGGCAGCTTTTACGTCTACTTGCTGATCGGCTGGAAGTTGAAGCCTTACATTTCCGGTTACTTTCCTCAAGAACCGAACGCCGCCGGAATGTTTTCCGGCATCACGCCGCGCACTGAATCGTTATGAGCGACGAAAGCAAAAAGATTACTGGCAAGTCGAAGTATCATCCTTCGCTGCTCGCGCCTGCGAAGGCGGCGGCTGCGACAGGCATGACAGAGTCTGAGATCGCGGGCTTTCTCGGAATCAATCAATCCACGCTATGGGTTTGGAAGACGCAGCACCCTGAATTCGGCGAAGCGATCCGTTTGGGCAAGGAGCAGCCCGACGAACGCGTGAAGGCTGCGCTTTATCAATCCGCCATTGGCCACTATGTGACCATCAAGAAGGGCATGGTGGATAAGAAGACCGGCCAGCTGATTGAGTGGGAAGAAACTCAATACATCAAGCCTGAAGTGACTGCGCAGATATTCTTCCTCAAGAACCGGCGCCCCAATGAATGGAATGATCGCGGTGGATCAGGCGAAGACTCCTTCGAAAACTACTCAGACGCTGAGTTGGCAAAGCTTGTACGCGAGAAGGCCGCGAAGCTTGTTGTCACTAAGGCAGTTGACAAAGTCATCGAAGGTGCAGTCGTGGCCGAAAAGCCCGTCAAAGATGTCACGCCTCGAAAGACTTAGCGCGCGGGCGCGCTGCTGGCTGCGCGGCTTTCATTTTTGGGTTTCGCGACCAACGGTCGAATTCAATGGAGACTCCGCAATAGAGCGTGAAACTATCAGCTGCACTCATTGCGGCGCACGTTGGCGCTGAATGGCTGAAGACATAGCGCTGCGGCAAGACCTTCAGTCGTTCCTCAAGGCGCAACGCGAACTTGAGTTGCGAGCATTACGCAAGGAGTTTGCGGCGCCGGGCGGGTTGATGAAGTTCGTGCGCTATTTCTGGCATGTGCTGGAACCGAAGACGCCGCTGGTTGAAGGTTGGGCGCTGGACGCTATTTGCTTGCACTTGGAAGCGGTGACAGACGGCCGGATTACCAAGCTGCTCATCAACGTGCCTCCGGGCTTCATGAAGTCGTTGCTGACGGACGTGTTCTGGCCTGCATGGGAATGGGCGATCGGTCATGCGGACCACCGTTTCGTTGCTTTCAGCTATGCTGCCAGCCTAACGCTGCGCGACAATGGCAAGTTCCGCGATTTGATCCTATCGGAGAAATATCGTGAGCTCTTCCATAAGGAATTCCGCGCGCGCAAGGTTGGCGAGGAGAAAGTCACTAACTCCAAGACTGGCTGGAAACTTGCTACGTCTGTTGGCGGCGTTGGCACTGGCGAGCGCGGTGATCGCGTCATTGTTGACGATCCACACAACGTTAAAGAATCCGAAAGTGAAGTCGTACGTCTCGAAACAGTTCGTTGGTTTCGCGAATCGTTAAGCTCTCGACTGAACAATATGGAGAAGTCGGCGATCATCGTCATCATGCAGCGCGTGCATGAAGCAGATGTCTCCGGCACCATCCTGAAGAACTTTCCGGAATACGTCCATTTGATGATTCAAATGGAATACGATCAAAAGGCAGCGAAGCCAACGTCGATCGGCTGGAAAGACCCGCGCACGGAAGATGGTGAGTTGGCGTGGCGCGAGCGCTTCAACGACAAGATCGTTGCGCAGATGAAGCGGACGCTTGGGTCTTATGCTTACGCTGGTCAGTATCAACAAACTCCTGAAGTTCGCGGCGGCGGCATTATCAAGCGCGCGTTTTGGCGTTCGTGGCCGGAAAAGAAATACCCGGCCTTTGAATATCTACTGGGATCGCTCGACACTGCTTATACTGAAAAGCATGAGAATGATCCTTCCGCGCTGACAATCTGGGGCGTGTTCCGCAACCAGCATGGCGCCACCCGATTGATGCTTTGCTACGCTTGGGAAGGTTGGGCAGCATTTCACGAGCTCGTACATTCGGTGAATTGGATGTGCGATGCGCGCTGGAAGCCGGACGTGAAAACGATTGGCGCGGAAACGATCGGGTTGTTGCAGAAGCTGCCTCGCTTCCCAGTTCATAAGCTGATCATCGAAAGCAAAGCGTCGGGCATCTCGGTGGGACAGGAATTGAGTCGGTTGTTCGGCAACCAAGGCGCTTATTCGATTGAGTTGTTGGACCCGAAACAGCTGGGCGGCGGCGACAAGGTTGCGAGGCTTCATTCGGTTGAAGCGCTGTTTGAGTCGGGCATGGTTTATGCGCCCGCCACGCGTTTCGCGGAAAAGGTGATAGATCAGGCGGCGAAAGCCCCTCGTGCCGAACACGACGACTTGACGGACACGTTGTCGCAAGCATTGCGATATCTCCGGTTGCGCGGGCTGATCGCTCGCAGCGAAGAGCATGCAGCAGATTTTGCGCAGGCGGCTGCATTGCCTGAGAAGTTGCCTCCGCTTTATGGTTAGTGAGTGTAGCACATGTCGAAGAATCCGATCAGTCTGTCTTTGGACTTTCATCAGTGGGGCGCTGTTATTGATAGCGATCTTGTGCGCTTAGGGAACTTTGTGAGGAACTTCACGAATGACCCTGCCCGGTTCGGGCCAATAGACGCGAGTGTTGTCGCCGAGTTTCACGATCATCTGGACAAAATGAAGGTGATGGCAACGGCATGGGCAGCGGCATATCAGAAACAGGCGGCGCAATACCAGAGCTCATCTTCGGAGACGAAGAGCGTGCCCCCAGCGCCGATATCCTCGACTTCTTCGAATGGGGTCGATACGCCAAAAGTCAAAAAGAAGCCCGGCAGGCCGAAAAAGATCGTCGTCGAAAAGCGCGAGCGGCTATTGCCGCGCGCAGTGAGTTGAAAGAGGAACATTAATTGCCGACCAGCCCTTACAACGTCATGTCGCTGAACGGTCGCGGTGAAACGCGGCCGCAGACCTTTGAGCCGTCCACTGTCAATGTGGACGTGCCGGAGGACGTTTCGACTTATGAAGAAGGCGTGCGTCGCACTGAGCTCGCCGATGGCTCGGTGCTGTTCGACCTGAATCCGAGGACGGACCGGCCGCGCGACGAACGGTTTGATGCCAATTTGGCGAATGAGTTGGAGGAAGGTGAACTCAACTCAATTGCGAATGAATTGTTGGAAGGCATCGCGCGGGATGACGCTTCGCGCAAGGAATGGCTGGCTGATTACAAGAAGGGCATCGATCTGCTTGGGTTGAAGCTGAAGGATCCGAATTCGGACATTTCGGCGCCTACGGGTGGCATTTCGAATGTCGATCATCCGCTGTTGCTTCAGGCTGTGTTATTCTTTCAAGCGATGGCACGCGGCGAATTGCTGCCTGCTTCGGGTCCGGTCAAGATTCGCGACGATCGTCCGGCGCGTCCGCCGATGGCCGCGATGCCGCCGCTACCCCCGATGCCTCCGGTGCAAACCCCCCTTTCCGCCGGAGCGCAGGGAGCGCCTGTTCCCCCAATGGGCGCTCCCACTACCCCTCCCGGTGTTGGCATGCCCCCTCCGGCAATGGCTGGTGATATGCCTCCCCCGCCGTCGGCACCGGGAGGTCCTCTGCCCGGAATGATGCCATTCGCTCCGCCGCCGCCAGAAATGCCGCGCGACGAATTGGCTGATGCCTTCGAGCAGGACTTCAATCACTACCTGACCACAACCGCGAAGGAATATTATCCCGACACGGATCAGATGTTGTTCCTGATCGGCTTCGGCGGTTATGGCACCAAGAAGGTCTACAACTGTCCGTTGCGCAGGCGGCCTGTGTCTGAATCGGTTCCGGTGGAAGACTTCATCGTTTCTGACACCACCAACGATCTGAGCAATGCCTCGCGCATCACTCATGCCATCTCCATGCGCCCTTCCGTTTTGAAGCGCATGCAATTGATGGGCGTTTATCGTGATGTGGATCTTGGCGCGCCGACTGGTGCTGAAGCGCAAGCCAACGAAGTTCAACAAGCCAAGGCGCAAGTGTCCGGCGTGCAGCCGAACAAAAGCGATCCGTTGGACGCAGACTATGAACTTTACGAAACGCTTTGCGAACTTGACCTGCCGGGCTATGAGCACAAGGACAAGCACGGCAAGGTCACTGGCCTGAAGTTGCCCTACCGCGTCGTCATTGAGCGCGAGTCTCAGCAGGTGTTGGAGATTCGCCGCAACTGGCGAGAAGACGATCCGCTTTGCCTGCCGCGCGAATACTACGTGGACTTTTATTACGATCGCGCGTTCGGCTTTTACGGCTTCGGCTTGCTGCAGATTCTCGGCAACACGACCAAGGCGCTCACCGCCGTTTGGCGGGAGTTCATTGACGGCGGCATGTTCGCGAACTTCCCCGGTTTCATTTACAACAAAGGCGCCGGTCGCCAGCTGCAAAACAATTGGCGCATTCCGCCGGGCGGTGGCATCGGGCTGGACACTGGTTTGCAATCGATCCGCGATTCAGTGATGCCGGTGCCTTACAAGGACCAAGGGCCGGTGTTCACTCAGTTCATTGAATCGGTCACGGCTATTGGTCAACAACTTGGCGGCACTGCCAACACATCGGTCGGAGAAGGCAAGCAGGATGCGCCGGTCGGCACGACGCTGGCACTCATTGAGCAGCAGACCAAGGCGGTCGGCGCTGTCATTAAGCGGCTTTACGCTGCGCAGGCGAAGGAATTCCAGCTTCTTAAGGACCGCTTCAAGGAAGATCCTTCGGCGTTTTGGCGCTTCAACCCGCGTCCTGCTAAGGAATGGTCTAAAGAAGAGTTCGTTAAGGCTCTTAATGATTATGATCTGGTTCCTGTTGCTGATCCTAATAATCCTACGTCGCTTCATCGGGCCGCTAAGTCTCAGGCGCTAGTTCAGTATCAAGCCGCCGCTCCGGGCTTGCTCGATCCGAAAAAAGTGTTCTTGCGCGTTGCGAAGAACATCGACATTGAATCTCCTGAAGAGTTGTTGATGCCGCCTCCGCCTCCGGGAGCGCAACCGCAGCCTGATCCGACCAAGATGGCTGAGATCCAAGGCAAGATGCAAGTCGAAGGCATCAAGGCGCAAGGCACGCAGGCCAAGGTCAGCGCTGATATGCAACTCAAGATGGCCGAGTTGCAGGATCGCGCGGCTGAACGCGCCAATAAGCTTCAGGTCGCCGAGATTGAACGCCAGACCGAGCAGGTTCGGCTAGCTCAGACGCTGGCGATTCACGCGGACAAGACTGAACAAGCGGAACGCGCGCTGCAATACAAGTTCGAAGAAAGCGCTCAGAACCGTGAACACAATTGGGCGCTGGAACAAATGCGCGGCGAGCGTGAGATCGAAGATGCGGATATGGACCGCGCTTCTGAATTGCATCGCATGCACACGACGACGGAATTGGAAGAGCGTCGTCGTCAAGAAGAAGCCGAACGCGCGGAAATGAATGCCGAGCGCGAGCGTCAACGCAAGATGGAAGATGAGGAACGCGCTCACGCGCGTCAACTTGAGTTGCATTCCCGTAAGGAAGCCACCGCATTGAAGTTGGCTAAGATGAAACCGAAGCCGAAACCAGCGGCGAAGAAGAAGGCAGCGAAGAAATGAAGCACGGCGTCACGAAAGTTGGTGGTGGCATGAAGCACGGCATCGAGATCCGGCCGGGCGGCATCCACAAGCACGGCATGGAAGGCGGTCTTCCGGCCGAAATGAAAGTTGGCAAAGCCAACACGGCAAATCCGGATTTCGGCAAGACCAACATGAACACCATGGTTGGCACTGAACGCAAAGGAAAGTGACGATGGACAAAAAGACGCTCAAATATTGCGGCGAGTCTTCCAAGTCTCATGAGATGCGGATGATGCACGCCAACAAGAAGGGCTACGCCAACGGCGGGCGCGTGAAGGCTTATCCGATCGAAGCGGGTGCCGGCACGGGCGAAGGTCGGCTGGAAAAGATCGCCAGCTACGGCAAAAAGAAGTGATGAATGACCGGGGTGATGGGATTCGTCAGCGTTGTCGGACTGCTCCGGCCGTCCGGCAATTTGCTGTTGTCCACTGACGAAGTTCTCCCCGTCGTTTTCTACGACGCCCAAGGCAGCGAGACCAACAACATCTCTTGCGCTGTCTCGGGCGCTGTGATTTACCGCGATTGTCACCAGACTTTCAAGCTGGATGAAGTCGATCACATCTTGGTGAACTAATGTCTGCAGTGAATTTCAAGTTGTTGGAAGAAGTTAAGGCCCGGCTGATTGGCGAAGTGGAACAAGCCACTCAACAACTCGTTGAAGGTCAAGGCATCAGCCAATTCGAAGACTATCGTTACATTATCGGCGGCATCAAAGGGCTGCGTGATGCCATCGCAACGATCGAAGCAGTCGTCGAAGAGCTCAAAGAAGGTAACAGTTAATGTCATCCACTAGTGCAGTTTTCAAGTTGAGCGCCGCTGATGATCCGAAGAAGGCAATTCAGTCCACGCTGAAAGGCGCCTTGGATAAGATCGAGTTGCTGCATTCCAAGGTGCTGGTCGCGCTTTACATCGCGCCGGAAAAGACCAAGGGCGGCATCATTCGTCCCGATTCAAACGTCAAGGAGGACGTTTGGCAGGGAATGGTCGGGTTGGTCGTCAAGAAGGGTCCGATTGCGTTCGTCGATGACGACGAGAACAGATTCGGTGGCGCCAATGTCGAAGTTGGCGAATGGGTTGCGTTCACGCCGGGCGACGGTCGTCGAGTCCAGATCAATGGCGTGGACTGTCGCATCATTGAAGACACACAATTGATGCTCAAGGTTGCCGACCCGGCAATCATCACGCATTACAAATGAGGTGACGGATGGCACGTCCGAAGGTTTATTCCAAGGATGAAGATTTGCGGGGCGTCCCGCTGGATCAGGAAGTTGTTGTTGCGGTTGACTTGAGCGCCGATCAGGAGCTCGATGTTCCGCAGGACAAAGGTTCTGGCAAGGCGAGCGGCGACGTTGAACTTGATTCCGACATTGTTCAGACGCTCAACAAACAGATCGAAGACCTGAAGAAGTCGAACGAAACGGCTCAAGAGCAGCTGATGAGCGAGCAGCAACGCGCTCGTCAGGCGGAACAGGAAGCTGCGCAGGCGGCTCGCGCCGCAGAGCAATTCCGTTCAGTGGCCGTCAAGAGCCAAGGCGATCAGCTGAAGTCGGCACTGGATGCGGCCCAGTCGGAGCAAGAAACGGCGAAAGCCGCTTACGCAGCCGCGCTGGAAGCTGGAAACTTTGTTGAAGCGGCGGATCATCAAGCGAAGATGTCGCGTGCAGCCGCGCGCATCGTCACGCTGGAGAATTCTCTGGCCAACTTTGATGATAACGCCGATGAACCGACGCGCGCTGCTCCGGCGCCTCAGCCGCGCGCTGTTGACGTTCATCAACAGATCGATTCGAATCCGAACTTCCTGCCTGCCGAAAAGACTTTCTTGAAGTCGCACCCTGAGTTGCTGACGGACGGCCAGAAGAACGCTGAACTCGGCGTGGCTTACAATCGGGCCATGCGCGAAGGGCTTTCTCGGGGCACGCCGGAATATTTCGCGTTCATTGAGCAATTCATGGGCTACAAATCGGCCAAGCAGGAGCAGCGTAGCGCTCAGGAGGACGACGAAGTGGATGATGACTCGACCCGCGCGGCGGCGCCGGTTCGGCGAGACAATTCTGGCCAGCGGCAGGCAGTGCGCCCGACTCAGGTCAAGTTGACTCCGGCCCAGCGCGAATTGGCCGCGAATATGGGCATCAGCGAATTGGGCTATGCGCGCCAATTCCTGAAGCTTCAGGACGAGAAAAAGTCAAATCCCGAAAAATATAATCAGTCGAGGTAAATCAAGATGAACGAAGCCGTCAAGAGAAAGCCCGGTCGTCCAAAAAAGGTCCGCGAAGTCGAGGTTCGCAACGAGCCGGTGCGTGAAGTGACCGCTCGCGGCGAAAAGCGCCAGCGCTTGATGCGTTATGATGCCAGCCAAGATCGGCTGCACATTCCGCGTGATATGATTCCGGCCGGAACCGACCTGCAATGGGTGGCCGTCGAAGTTTTGGGCCAGCCGAATCCGCAGGAGCGAGTGCGGTTTGAGCAAAATGGCTGGCGGGCAGTCACGCCGGACATGTTCGATGGTCGGTTTGACGGTCGCTTCATGCCGAAAGGCCACAAGGGCGAAATCGTCGTCGAAGGGCTGTGTCTGATGGAGCGGCCGATGGAATTGACGATGGAAGCTCGCGCCGAAGAGCGCGCGGCGGCTCAATTGGCGGTCGGCATTCAGGAGCGCAAGCTGACTTCCGGCCAATTGGATGGCGTCACGCTTGATACGCAGCATTCTACGGCTCGTGCAAATACTCGCTTGACGAGAACTGTTGAATCAGGCATAACGGTCCCTGAGCAGTGAGACTTGAAATCCTGCTCTTCGCTTTAACGCGCCCCGCGCCGGGGCGTTTTCCGCAACCGAATCCCGCGCCGGGACCATCGGGTGCTCAATGGAGAACGCCCTGATGGCAAATACTTCTGCGCCAAATGGCTTCCAGTATTTCGGCCGCCAAGAAGCTGCCTCGCCTACGGTTGGCTACACCATCCGCAAGGTGGCTGCTGCCAATGCGACGGCGATCGGCTTCGGTGACCCCGTTAGCCAGCTGAATACTGGATACCTGACGCTTTCGACCGCTGGCACGCTTTCGATCTTCGGCGTGTTTGCTGGTTGCTATTACCTCAACACTTCCGTTGGCCGAATCGTCTGGTCGCCGAACTGGCCGGGCGGAACGCAAGGCTCGGACGCGACTGCGTACATCATCTCTGATGCGCTGGCGATGTTCCAAGTTCAAGCGGAAAACACGGCAATCACCTTTGGTGATATCGGGCTGAACGTGAATTTCACGATCGGCACTCCGGCCACGACCGCTGCAGGCGGCTATTCGACCACCATGGTGGCTCAGTCCACTTTGGCGACCACGAATACGCTTCCGTTCCGCGTCGTTGGGCTCCTCAGCCAGTATCTCCCGGCCAACTCTGTGAACGGCACGGACGATACCTCCGCTTATAACCGCGTTATCGTGGCCCCGAACTTCTGGGATCGTAATTCCCGCGAAGGTCTGTAAGCAGGAGAGCCTGAATGCCTATCGCACTCGCACAAATCCGCGACCTGCTGCTGCCCGGTCTGTGGGAACTGACCGGCGAATACCCGCAGCTGCCGCGCACTTGGAACAAGATCTTCAAGTCGCGCAAGTCGAACATGGCGCTCGAACGCTCGGCCGCTATGAAGTATCTTGCTGTCGCCCAGCTGAAGCAGGAAGGCGCACCGACGACCTTCGACAACAGCCCCGGCGAACAGTACATCTACAATCAGGAGCACAACGAAATTTCGCTGGGCTTCGCGATCACCCGCAAGGCGATCGACGACAACCTGTACAAGACCGATTTCGGTCCGTCAACCATGGGCCTCCGCAATGCCTTCCTCCGCACCGAGGAAATCTATGCGGCGGACGTGCTGAACAACGCCACCACCTACAATTCCAACATCGGTGGCGATGGCAAGGCGCTGGCGGCAACCGACCATCCGGTCTCCGGTGGTACGGTCTCCAACCTCGCTTCTCCTGCTGTCTCGCTCAATGAGACTGCACTGTTGAATGCGCAGGTGGCGATCAATGCCAACTGGCGCGACAACGCCAACCAGCGCATGAATGCGAAGCCGCGTCGGCTCGTCATTCCTCCGCAGCTGGAACCAACCGCTGTCCGCTTGCTCAAGACCGAACTTCGGCCGGGCACTGCGAACAACGATGTGAACGCCATCCTATCGGTTCAGGGCGGCATTCCGGACGGCTATCTGGTTTGGAACTACCTCACCAGCCAGTACGCTTGGTACCTGCTCACCGATCAGGAAGGTCTCGTTCACATGGACCGCGTGGCTTATGAGACCGACATGTCGGTCGAATTCACCACGGACAACCTGTTGGTGAAGGGCTATCAGCGGTACTCCTTCAGCTACAACGATTGGCGTGCGCTTTACATGTCCAATCCGTCTTCGTAAGGGAGGGTCAATCCAATGGCCTACACCAACTTCCCTGACGGCATCACGAGCTTCGGAATCCCCGTTTTCGGGGGTTCCGCAGGTGGCATTCCGCTGGCCAACAACTATTGGTACGTGGATTCCGTCAACGGCTCAAATAGCTACGATGGCACTTGGTCCACTCCGTTCTCAACTGTCGCCTATGCGATGACGCGAGTGTCGGCCAATGACGTCATTGTGGTGAAAGCGTCTCATGCCGAGTCCATCACGTCCGCGACCACGCTTGTTTGCAATGTCGCTGGCGTGCGAGTGGTTGGCCTTGGCTCTGGAACGGCTCGCCCGACTTTCACAATCAGCACCGCCAATACTGCCACGATTGCAGTCTCGGCGGCGAATGTCGGCTGGTATAACTGCCGGTTCGTGGCGAACTTCCTTTCCATCGCTTCCGCCTTCACGCTGTCCACAGCTGCTGGGTTTCAGCTGCAAGGTTGTGCGTTCCGCGACACATCTTCCATCCTGAACTTCTTGAACATCGTGAAGTCCACGGGTGCCGCAAATACCATTGACAGTCTCAATGTCACTGGAAACAACTGGAAAGGATTGGGAACGACTTCGGTCAACTCATTCATCCTTTCGGCCAACGACATTGCCAATGCGACCGTTACATGGAACCGAGTCAAGCTGGCCCGTACGGCCGACGCCTCGATCCTCATGACGATCACAGCTGGCGTGTTGACCAACCTTGATTGCGGCTACAACGCTGTTGCCAGCGCTCAAACCGCGACCACAGCTGGCAGCTTGATCAATGTTGGTGGAGCCACTTCGAGTGGTTTCGTTTACAACAACTACGCACAGACCCTGACCACGACCGGCGATAAGCTGTTCACCACCACAGTCGGCCTGTCCGCGTTCAACAACTACGTCACTGGCGTGATCGGCGCTTCGGGCTTCTTGATCCCGGCGGCTGACTCGTAAGACTAGTTTTCCTTTTGGGGTATCTCCCAAACTTGGGGGCGGCTGTTCAACCGAATGGCCGCCCTTATTCTTAGGACATCAAGGAACAGCCAATGGGCCAGCCCTATCAGGAACAATCTTACACCACTAGCGGAACCAAGACCTCCGTCAACCTTGATCCGTCGATTGCGGACTTCAAGGTGCGCGTTTATGTCGATAAAGGCGCCGCAACGGTCGATTACAAGCTTCAATACAGCCTAGACCCTTCAACGGTCGCGGATGCTTCTTCAACTTGGATCGACTCAACAACGATTCCAGCTTCGACCTCAACGTCGAAAGAAGAAACATTCGTAACGCCAGTTTCGAAAATTCGGCTGGTTTTCGCGACGCTTTCCGGCGGCACGGTTAAATTCCAAGTTCTTCAAGGCTTCATGGTCGGCTGATGACTTCTTCTGGGACGTACAATTTCTCTCTCAGCAATGCTGACGTCATTGAGGATGCGTATGCTCGGCTGAACATTCGCCGCACAGCGCTGCTGGCGGAACACCTCAACGATGGCTGGAAGGCGCTGAACTTGGCGCTGGTCAAGTTCGACAATCTGCAGCCGAACCTCTGGAAGTCTGAAACGGAGACAGTTGCGCTGGTTGCTAGCACCGCAACCTATACGCTAGAAGCGAAAGACGTTAACATCTTGTCCTGCTTCATTCGTACCGGAACTGGCACCACCCAAAACGATAGAACGATCTATCCGATCTCTACAACGGAATACACTTCCTATCCGAACAAGAATCAGGAAGGCTTCCCGACCGTGTTCTGGTTCAATCGGCAGATCACGCCAGAAATAACCTTCTGGCCTGTGCCAGATCAATCGAGTTACTACACAGCCTACCTTAAAGTGGTGCGGCAGGTGCAGGACGCGAACTTGCCAGGCGGCGAAACGCCGGACGTCCCGCTGCGCTTCTTGGACGCATTGATTGCCGAAACTTCTTATCGCCTATCTCGCGCTTGGCGCCCCGAGTTGGAAGATAAGCGTAAGCAGGATGCAATCGACGCTTGGACCATCGCTGCGACGCAAGACGTTGAAAATGTTCCGATAACAATTGTGCCTTCTGTCGGCACTTATTACGGACGCTGACGATGAGCGGTCCTTGGCACCCTACCGGCCGGGGAAAGGTTTCCTCCACCAATCCGCAGGCACTCGCGGTTTGTGACCGATGCGGCTTCACTTACAACCACGTCGATTTGAAGTGGCAATTCGACTGGGCCGGAATTCAACTCCAGAACAAGCGCGTATTGGTTTGCGACACTTGCTACGATCTGCCGCAACCGAACGGTCAACGCACCATCATCATTCCGCCAGATCCGCTGCCGATCGAAAATCCGCGTCCAGAACCTTACAGCGTTGAAGTGCCTAGCTTTATGGGACTTGTCGGCAGCGACGAAAGTCCAGCGGCGAATGCCTTGACCGAAGTTGATGGCAAAGCGCTGACGCAAGAGATTCGAGTGACACCTTCGCCTGGTGATCCGGCTTATTA